TGATCTGCTCTCCCAAGCCCGGAGGGCTGACACAACATCGTGTTGATTGGTGCAAACGAATTCATACGGATCTGCAATTCAAAATAAAACCTTGATAGGGCTAGACTTTGGGTTTGGATTGGATATCCTTCTCCCCGCGGGATGGAGCAGCTCGGTAGCTCGCGAGGCTCATAACCTCGAGGTCGTCGGTTCAAATCCGGCTCCCGCAATTTTTTCTAAAGCCGTCGGCCCCCTCCGACGGCTTTTTTCTTTGCTATAAAGTCGCTGATTTCTCCGAAATCAGACGCTCCTGTTGCTACGATCGTCGCTGATTTCTCCGAAATCAGCATCGCATCACTGATGCACCAAAAAAGCTACCAAGGCACAGGCAAACCTCCCCCACAATCAGCCATTAGCGATTTACAATCAAACGCATGAACCCAGTTGCAAAGCATTCCGACACCTCCGACGAAGCATTAGAGATCCAATTGGAATGTTTCCGTAGGATGACGCCGCAGGAACGGATCGCAAAGATGAGCTCTTGGTCGAGCCAGATCAAGCGGATGGGTTTCGAAGCGATCCGGAGGAGGCATCCTGAGTACGACGATCTTCAGGTGCAGTCCAAATTCATTGAGCTTACCTATGGGAAGGAGTTAGCGGAGGGATTTCGCAGATGTCTAGAGGGCAAAACGGTTGAGCCACGACGATGAAATAGTTACGACGCTCAAGCCCGTGGTGGCTGCATTCAATCGGCTACGGGTCCCGTTTTATGTGGGGGGAAGTGTCGCGAGTTCATACCATGGTGCAGTTCGTTCGACCATGGACATCGACATTGTAAGCGACCTTCGGTTGGAGCATGTAGAGGCATTTTTGTCGGGATTTAGCAAAGACTTTTACGTCAGCGAGATTGCGGTTCGCCAAGCGATAGTCCGTCGAACGTGCTTCAACCTCATCAGTTATGGGACGTCCTTGAAGGTAGACGTATTCATAAGTCGCGGTCGTCCGTTCGATCTTGCCTGTATGGACCGAGCCGAGAAAGGTTGCATGGGAGGTGCAAATGGGAGCATCGAAGTGCCGATTGCGACGGTAGAAGACACGATCATCAGCAAGCTCGAGTGGTATCGGCTCACCGATGAAACGTCCGAGAGACAGTGGGAAGACGTGAGTCGATTAAATCGGCTCGCAGGTCGTACGCTAGACCTTGGATATCTTCAACATTCAGCACAACTGGTGGGTGTCTCTGACCTACTGAATCGACTTTTAAGCTCATAACCTCGAGGTCGTCGGTTCAAATCCGGCTCCCGCAACTGAACCGCTGGGTTGCGAACCAAAAATACCCAGGACTTATAAATGCAGGCCGACGTCCAAAAACGTCGGCCTGTTTGCTTTTTACGACTATTTTCTCAGTGTTTTTCGAGGTTTTAGGCTCTCGGATTCTCCCCGGAACGGCACCACTCTTGGCCAAGTTCCGATGATCTGCCGACGGTCTTGCCGCATCCTGGCCCCAAACTCTCGCGGTTCTCGGAGTCTCTTGGGAATCGGGGTTATACGAAGGTTGCGATCGGGTGTGGATTGGGAAACGAACAACGAAATTCCATTTTTTCCAGTGCGGTTAGGCGTTGGAACTGGCTCTTTGGCGGACCAGGACCATGCCAATTAGGTTAGACCGAAACAGCCTATGGCTACATAAAATTCTTGAAACTTTGCACGTGCCTGATATGATTCGATTTCGGATCGAGGCCAGCTTGCGTGATAACATGCATTGGTGCGGTCTACAGGGTTTATGCTGATCCGTAAATAAACCTGTTAGCTGAAGAGGGCTTCGATTTGCTACTGTATCACCGCACATGGGCCGTATCCGCCGGACATATTCTCCGCGGTGGCTTCGTCAATGGTATTGGAGGTTTTGTGTGGGTCGCCGATTCCCCGGTTGAACCCGAAATGATGAAGGGGGGGCAAGGGGGCGGGGGTGACGTTGTGCTGCAGATCGAGATGCCTCGAAATGTGGTGGAGTCCCACCCATTTGATGAACGGAAAAAGTACAAAGCGTACCGTATCCCAGCTGAGCAGCTGAACCTAGGCAAAGTTTCCTTGGCTTTCACAGATTACCAAGGGCTTTCTCGCAGACATCTGGTCACCTTTTTCGAGGAGGCGACGGCTGCCGAAGCGGTCGGCCATCCGAGAGGGCTGAAAGACTCAAAGTGGGCCAAGGCAGCAACCTACCGGGAAGCGTTAGACTTCCTCGACGAGTTCGGGCGTTTGCAATGATGGAGCAAGACGCCGAAATAGACGCTGCGAAGCTTGGTTTTATCAGACCTACGCCCACTGGCTAGCAATCTAAGTTCGGGAATTGACGGAGATCGACGGATTTGACATGATAGAGTCCGGGCCATGATCGTAACGCGTTCTGAATCCGCTCTCCGTTCCTCCTTGAACGCGGTTGTGGTGTCGTAGCGAATTCCGATGACCTTTTCAACTCAGCGGCTTTGGCAGAGTCCCTGCCTCTGGTTTTAAATAATTCGACCAAGTAGGAGTGGCATTGGAACCTATCGAAACCGTACTCGATGATCTTAAGATCCGCGCTCGAGAACAACAAAACTACCTTGAAGCATTGGCAGAGTCATACGAACAAAGTGTTGCGTCCCTAGTCTTTCGTACTCGCTTCCTGCAGTTCGGTTCGCTAGCGCTCGCCTTGATTACACTTGCTATTCAATTCCTAATAGGGAATCGTCAATCTGAGATGAGCGATTTGGTTGGACGAATCCAACTGATTTTGGCCGTCTCACTTGCTGTTACGGGAATTTGGGCGTTGGTCTATCAGTGGGATGGGATGCTAGAAAAACAGCGAGAAATTGTTGCAGCACTGCATCGTCTTGTGTCCGAGTATTCGATTTCCGAAACATCGGATTCTATCTCATTAAAAAAGATGAAAGACTGGGAACAGAAAAGAGTCGATGTGGAAACTCTAAGAAAACACAAACACGCAAGAATTCAGCAGCGGTTCTTTCAAATGGGTTATTGTCACGTTGCAAAAAAGTATCCTCAGTTTGGGATAAAGTGCAACGAGTGTAATCGTAGTTGGAAACCTGAATATGCACATCAGACAGCTTGGGCGTTCCTTCCTTGGATGAAAAAGTGTAGTAATTGCGGGATTATCTTAAATGACAGATAAATTGTTCGTGATCGCGTATAACCTGTTAAAAAATCATTCGGCAAAAGAAATCAATGAGCTTGTTGCAACACTAACCGATTACAACGACCACTGTTTTGAAGGATCCCGTGCGGATTGCCTGCTAAATGGATGTGAGGGTCGTGGTAAAAGACCTGATCAAAAACAGATATCAGAATCCATCGAGCGATACAGGGCAAAATCTGCGCAAGACATCTACATGAGTTCAAGTACAGACAAATGCTCGTGCTGCGGTCGCAAATTCTGATAGGTGAAACTTTCGACCTAATTTCTCTGACGTTATGTTTCGCAATAGAATCCGTGTTGGTGAGGGATCGATCGACATGGTGGTTGTCTCGTCACAATTAACAGACTACGCGTTTTATGAATCGACTCCAAGAAAAATACACGCTTTTCACCAAGCTCGGCGCACTTCTTGGGCCTTTGCAAAGGCTGGTTGACCATCCAGAGCAGTTCGACGAACAGGAGTCTGCAAGGGTCATAGCCAGGTACTGCGACGAGCATCAACGCCTCGCCAACGAGATGAACGTGTTCTCAAAAGGGGAACCGGGTCACGATTATCTCATTCAATACTCGCATTTCTTTACCGCCCTTCACGAGATCAGATTAGGTCTTCAGAACAATAAGAAGCTCGAAGATCTCCTGCCGGTTTCTTCAGCAAAGGCACAAGCTGCCATAGATTCCATTCCGGTGCATTCCCCGTCCGTAATCCTTGATGCTGGCAGTCCATTTACTGCGTACTGTCGACTGCGCGAACTCTGTGAAGTTGACGCTACATGCTCACTCGTTTGGCTTGATCCTTACTTGGATTACTCACTGTTTCATCGCTATTTGCAACACGTCCGCCTCACGGCGACTATCACGATCGTCACCTGTGAGCCACATACGAATGCTCGACCTCGCGATCACCAACGGTGGGCAGCGTTCCTCGATATCTCTCGTCTATTTGCCAGCGAACGAACGCATTCCACCTATCGACTCGTCGTACAAAAGTCGCTGCACGATCGCTGGCTCATGCTTGACGAAAAACGGATTTACAATTTGGGTGGTTCGGCCAAAGACGCAGCGACGAGAGATGACTTCACAATCTCAACAGTTGATTCAACGTCGGTAAATCTCGCGGCGATCGCTCGGAATTTAAACGCTGGCACCGAATTGTTTGGCCCATCAACGCCGAACCACGCTTGAAATGCGGTATAAATCGATCTTGAATCGCTGTCGGGCACTCGCCACACCACCTCATTCCTGTATTCTCAAAGATGTCATCTGGTATACTGATCTATTGGGAATTGCTATCTCGCACAGCGGAATTTAACCCCATAAAACATGCCCATGTCGGGTCCAACTAATCACAGGCAACGAACTCGGCAGCCAGGGCAGCTTTGAATTCCACGCGACATGCACCGGCCCAATGTCCCGAATCGTTAGAAGCAGAAAGCCTATGGAAACACCATTTATCTCCGAGCTAGAATCACTTTTAGGAACCCTTGCTCGCCTCTTCGCGTCCGAGGGCGCAGCACTTGAGGTGGCGTTGCTCACGTACTCAAAGCCGGAAATCCTCGAGGAACACTACAACAATTGGAACGGCGGAACAACTTATTACTCGCTAACACTTCATCTTCCACTGAAGCTATTCACGCAGGTAGAACACCAGAAAGAAGGCATCGAATCGCGGTTGTCCGAACGCCTAAAGGTTTTTGGTTCTTCGGGTGATCGTGACATTCTCTCCTCGGTGAAGATACGACCAGCCGTTGTCGATGATCCTCAGTGGCGAGAAAAGTCTCACGCATGGCTAACCGGCGCGTCGGTAAACAATCAAGGGCGCGTGCGATCTGCTAACGTCGCACCACTCGCCGAAAACGGATTGCTGTTTCGGTCTCAGCAAGAGATCAATCTGTACAAAGCGCTCAAATCGCAAGGCGTGTCATTTGCACCTCTTGCGGTGTTCATTCGAGGGGGCGATTCCTACCGTCGAATCGAGCCCGACTTTTTCATCGTACGCAATGGTTTCTCTATGGTGGTTGAGGTGGACGGCGACACGGTCCACACAGAGACTCCGGAAGAAGCACATGCAAGAACAACCATGCTCCAGCATGAAGGCGTCCACATCGAAAGAATACGCGCCTCTGAGTGCGATACGCTCGAAAAAGCACAGGCGTCCGCACGGTCTCTGCTGGAGACGATGAAGAAAGTTAAAGAGTCACGTAAATAGCTTAATATTGAGTAGAGAATCAGAATGTCTGGCGAGAACTTCAAGTCCGAATACCGTGATTTCCGAAACTCTGTTGTTACGGGAAGGCGGTTTGTTATGGAAGAGCGGGCGGTTAGATTTCTTGATGGCGTTCGCAACAGTGTCCCGGAAAAAGTCGTCAAATTGCCGAAGGGAACAATTGTCTACAGAGCGCAACTCGGATATCGACAGAATGATTCTACTGATCCCCCTAGTCCATTGAATTGCCACGAAACAAAGAGAATGCTTCCGAGCGGTAATTATGTGGGTCAGGGCAGGGCAAATTCTGATCGAAAAGTTGTGTTTTACGCTGCGAATAACAAAGAGACCGCAATCAAAGAGATGCGACCGTGGATTGGATCTTATGTCTCTGTCGCTGCGTTTAAGATCAAAAGAGAACTCAAGATTGTTGATTTCTTCAGTTCCTACGGCGGTTTACATCAAAGCTTTGCATTTGCGATGAAACGAAAAACGATGTCTGCTAAAGAGTTCGACGACTATGTTTGGCATTCAATAGGAGAGGCATTTTGCCAGCCTGTAACGATTTCGGATGATCCGCTTGGATATTTGCCGACCCAAATTATAGCTGAATTAATTGAGTCTCTAGGTTAAGGTCCAACATCACCTGTGGTCATCGGTTATCTCCAGAGACGATAGGTTAGGGTTAAGACGCTTGTGAATTGCATCATGGTCTCCAGATGGTCTGGAGCATAAATCTGGTTGTTCTCGACGCTGATGAAACGAGCACCCGGATAGCTTGCCAGCGGATTTGCACGCAAATAGTCGCTGATCTCTTCAACCAGAAGCATCATTGCATCGATGGTTGCCATTTCATTTTTTGTTTTCTTTTGGATGCCGACATCGATCTGGTAGTCGAAGTTGTCACGCGAGCGATCCAGCGATGAAGTGCTGAGCCCCTTGGGTACGACCGAGACTTTTAATCCCGACATCGTTTTAAGATCGTAGATGGGCAGATACAGTCGCTGCGCAGTAAACGGCTGGCTGAAGCTAATGCCGTTTAGCTCTGCGGTGATTGCATCTGCGATAGCTACGATGTTCGCGGGCATCAGGTGATTCCGATTTCCTTGGTATGGATTCGATACAGGCTGCGATGAGGATCCGACCAGCGCCAAGCAGGTTCTCCACCGGGTGCGTTGACTTCGTAGGTGTAGACTTTGGTTCCAACGGTCTCGAGGATCGTGTCACCACGCTCTGGTGTGATCGCCGATCCAGCTATGATCAAATCGGAGGGAGCGATGAGGAAATCACGGTCGGTCCATTGCATCCGGATCCCACCGTAACCGTCATCGAGTTTCATCAGCGTCCGGCCTATCGTGGCCAAGACGCTTACTTGATTCGTACCTCGCACATAAACCACAGCGATTGAGGCATGCGATTTGAGCTTGCTTGCAAGCCACTGCTGGCCCATGCGAAGTAGATCCGGCATCGCTTCACCTAGGTCTTAATGGTGGGCGGCTGATTGGTAGGTGGCTGATTGTTTTGTTCCAAAAGCTTGAGCAGGGTTTGGTACTGATCCATGAGCTTTTTGAACTGCTCGTCATCGAGCACCGCATTGCCACGTTGCTTCCTGGCATTGCGAAGTGCCTGAAGTACCAGCGGAATTCCATACTGCAAGCCCAACAGCAAAGCGATGCTCGAACCAGCCGAAGTGGCGATCAGTCCCCCCGGAGTCCACTGCGGGCCGATTCGGAGTCGATCCGTGATGATCCCTGAATCCTCTGGCTCACGTTGCGAGGGTCGGAGCTTAGGACGATCCACGATCGAGTCGATCAGATCTTCCTGGGTGTCTGCCTGGGCTAGAAAGCCGAGTGGAACCTGCATAGGCTCTCCGTAGATCGTCGACGGAACCTGAACGATCTCTTTGCTTTCATCGATTTGGCAACTCACCTCGCGAGCGCCCGCTGGAAGTCCCTCGAGGGTTGCAGGTAGCTTGCCTCGCATCGCGCTAAGTAAAAATGGGGTCGATTGGCCTAGTCCTTCTCCACCACCGGCCCAGGTAAGCAAGCCAACGACTCGGGGCCCATCGTCGCTATAGTCAACGATGCTCGAACCGCTTCGGCCACCGATCGCTTCAGGTTTCCAGGAAAGAAGTTGGCCTTCTTTGCGGTTTAGCCGTAGCACTTGCAGGCTGGGCCATTCACATCTTGGGCATCCGAAGGTCGTGATGAGTGATTGGGTGTTCGGGTAGCGATCGGCGATCGGGATCGGTTCGACATCCCTTGCGAATGCTCCATTGCACTTCAGTAGTGCAAAGTCGACGCTAGTTCCACGTCCGTATCCCGAAGCAATGATCGATGCAGTTCCCCGCTCGCTCGATCCGTTGGTGTTCCAACGTTCCACGTTGACGGTTCGACCACGCGTGGTACCGGCCACATGGGCGTTGGTAAGTACGATCGCGTTTCCATCAGATGTGCGGCCTACAACTGTCCCGCTACCGCAGACATTGTTTACTGTAACTCGCACCGTTGCTCGGATGACCTGATCAAATCGATCGAGACTTTGAGCTTGGGTTCTAAGCCCCGATCTTGCAGTTTCGAAGGTTAGATTCTCTTTGAGTGGATCCAAGACAATCGTCCCGGGCATACTCTGCACGATCGGACAATTGCCATCTGGGCAGATCCGATCTTGGGCAAAGCCTATGCTGCCAAAGGTGGCAGCAACCATAAACAACAGAGCAAAACATTTGCTTTTCATAGTGATCCCTGCGATGAAAATGGAGCGGAAATCTGTGGTGAAGCGGTAAGCAGAACCTGCGTTACTGACTCAGACGCATACGGACCGTGGTGTCGGCCGATGCCGCAGCACGAACGACTTTGCCGATGGACTTGTTCCCTGCGGAGGTGGTGGTCACGACGTTTGCGGTGTCATCCCAATAGAGGATGGTCCCGACGGTAAAGGCCACGCCAGTGTTCTTGTTGAAGTCAAAGACCCCATCGACAGCAAGCGAACCGAGTTCCCCTGCTGCAATAGGACGAACCGTAACTCCCACAAGATCGCCTTGGACGACCACGTCTCCGGATGCAAGAGCACCCACGGGGGTGTGATCGATGTAATGACCTTCTTGGATGAATGTTGCCTGTGGCATGTTTTGTGAACCTCAATCAGTGAATCGGATCAAACAATAGACGACGGGTCAGGTAAGGCTTATGCCTCACCCTTGCACTTGATCGCTGCGCGTGGGTCTTGAAGAGCAACGCCGAAGTCGTGGTAACCACGCATCTGAACACCCAGGACATTGAAGTCCGCATCGGCGGTTTCGATCGTTGGAGCTTCTTGGCCGTTGAGGAACGCGACCTCGATTAGTGGCAGATCGTTCGGGTCGGTGATCAAGTACCAAGCCTTCGACGAGTTACCGGTATAAAGAGCGTTGGCCAGATACCGGCTCACTTCCACGCGGAACTTACCCACGTGTGGGTTGGTGATCGGAACACGAGCATTGGCGGTGCCATCACGCATCTCGAGCGACTTGTAGAGCTGCGAGCCGATGGCCGACAATGCGGTTGGCACGAGCATGATGGCAGGCATGGTACCGATCGGTTTGCCGTCGGAATCAACGAGGTCGTAGTAGGCAACTTCGGCCTTGGTCAGTCCGTCGATGGAGAGCACCGTATCGGTCCCCGACAGGAAATTCTTGTTTCCAACCGTGAAAAACGCGGAGTTGGCGAGGAAAACGGTCCAAAAGACATCATTGATCTTCAAACCCGAACCGCGACCAAGTTTCCTCGGTACCGTAGTGATCGCCCCGAGGTCATCGTTGATGATGTCGCGCCGGTCGACTGCCATCATCAAGCCGTAGGTGTCGGCTCGGTTGGTGTAACTTTCGTTCCCAAGGTTGCCGTGCTTGAGCTCACCCCCAGGGGCGACCAGTTCGTACTGATCCTTACCAATCAGGCGGTAGCTGGTAACGGTCTTGAAGTCCGAGACATTTCGAACCGCACAGATGTTTCGCCACACGCGCTCAACGCTGTAGAACCCGTCCAAGAGAAACTTGTTAGCTACGTTCGAGAGAATCCCACCGATGTCGATGTTGCTCACAGAACTTGCTTCGATGAAGCTACCGAACGCGGCTCGCATCACAGCGCGGTGATCGCGGAAGTTACGTCCCGAGTATCCATTAGCCCATGCGGCTTCGAGAATCAGCTCTTGAAGACCAATCCCACCTCGGAAACGACGGGATGCCAATTCAAGAGATTGCTCATCGGAAACTGCTTCGATGTTCGTGAGATTGGCTGCCATGAAGCAAGCCGCTTCAAGGACCGATGCACTGATCGTGTTGTTGGTCACATGAACAGCAGCAACTGCAGGACGCGTCCCTCGGATCTTTTCCAGCTCTGCCTTCTCGAGGTTCCAGCCCTCTCGAATCGCTTGGGCCTCCAAGCTCGGAAGTGCCCCGTTGTAAATGCGACGAATCCCCGCGATGCGATCAAGTTCCGTTGCATGAGCACTGCGCATGGCTTCGATGGCTGCATTGACCTCCGGCTGATTCGGTACAGGCTCTTGCGTTACAGGACTTGGAGCGACGGGTGCTGCAGGAGTTGTGTTTGGATCGTCTTGATTTGGGGTTTGAGGGTCGTCCATGGTTTGGTCTCCAGGGGTTGAAGATGCCTGAGCAGCGACACTCGCGCTGGTTGCTCCGTCGGCACCAAGGTCTACAAAACTGATTTCACCGAGTGAGGACTTTCGGACGACATTCACGGGGCCGCTGTACTGCGTCCCGTTGACGGTCACCTTTTGTCCCTCTTTGACAAACTCGTATTCATCCACTCCGGCACCCACCGAGGCTTGCCAGGGGAATCCGTTCTTTGAGCTCACCACGACTTCGCGTGCTGCCGGGGTGTCCCGCGAGACGATGCCGGTGGCGATCAGTTGACTGTTCTCGACTCGGATCGCATCGGTATGACCAACACCCGAAAGAGGATCGTGACCAAAGCGGATGGGCCGAGCCTGCGATGGGATCGATAGACCAGCAAGATCGATGATTACGGGGTATCGCCAACCAGACACTCGCATCGGTCCACCGGTGTAGGCGACCATGCGGAACTTCGGTAGCGATGCAGTAGTAGAACCATCTGCTGCAGCATCGATGTCGAAGACAGCAGTTGCGCAGATGCTCAGTTGGCTTTGCGTTTGGTCTGGCTTAAGCGTCATCGGCTGGGACCTCTTCGTCTTGGACATTTGCATAATCCTGTGAAGGAGCGGGGGTTACTTGCCCGATACTTAAACCGAGCTGTGACATAAGTGAAACTTCCTTGGCTCGCTGACGAAGCTGGACCTCCCAGTCTTGACCTCGCTTGGCGTACTCATCAGCCAAAGTGGTCGTGTGACTTTCAAGCCGAGTAGCTTGCGCGCTTGCCTCTTTGGCAGGATCCACATGTTCATGTCCGTCCCAAAACCATTGATGCGGCCATTGTGCAAATGGACCTAGACCTGATGGGAGTAAATCAGGTACAAGCGATGCTTCATCGAGCCATGTTCCAAGGAGCCGATCAAGCACAACGCGTTCAAGATGCGACTGGTCAACACGGATCGCCTTGTAGTAGGTCTGATGATCTAACCTACCTGAGCTATAATTGTATTGCGAACTATTGCATAATGCGATATTTAGAGGCATGTTAAGACATCGCGCGATCTCGTTTAAGAGCTCTTGTTTGAACTCCTTATAGGTCGTCGTTGGCTGTCCGGCTTAGGCAATCCCCACCCAATTTCAATAGAACCAGAATGCCGAAGTTTTGGCTACCTGTGCCCAGGTAACTAGTCGATCGCTACCCAACCACCTTGGTGGCCAATCTTCCGCACAAGGCCTGCTTCCTGTGCGCGTCGCATGTGATAACGCATTTTTCCAGAATGTCGGACATTTCCGGAGTGCGAAGAAACACTAACTATTTTGACAATTAGGCCTCTTTTGTGGGTTGTTTGGCTTTTTTGGGGGGGTAATTTACTGCAGATACAAGGATGCTCAGTTTCTACCAAGGAGGATGAATTCATCATCACTTAGTTTGAGATCAGTATTGTGAGAAGAAGACAATCCCATTTTGTCGTTGCGGTTTCTATGGCGCTTGCAAGCATGGTTTCAGCGGTGCAAGGCGCAGTCGTGAGCTTCGGATCTGGTGGCAACACTTTCACCATGGAGTTTGTCACGATCGGCAATCCAGGGAATGCAGCCGATACAACTGGTGATCCGAATCCTGCAGGTGCCGTCGGTTACATATATGGCATCGGCAAGTTCGAAGTCAGCCGTGATATGATTACGAAGTTCAACGCTTCGCAGTCGCTTCAAATAACGCTTGCAGATATGACCTCCTTCGGAGGCAATGGAGCGATCAAGCCAGCAACCAGTGTTTCTTGGAACGAGGCGGCTCGGTTCGTCAACTGGCTTAACACCAGCAGTGGTGGCTTTGCCGCTTATAAGTTCACAACCGGTGGCGTCAACGATAACATAGCAGTATGGACTGTGTCTGACACGCTTGATTACGATGCATCGAATCCGTATCGCAGCAAGCGAGCCACCTATGTCCTCCCTAGCTACAACGAGTGGTACAAGGCGGCGTATTACAATCCTAACAACAGCACCTATTACGACTTCCCTAATGGCAGCAACACAGCACCAACTGCGGTAGCAAGCGGGACGGCAGCGAATACGGCAGTGTACAACCAGGATTTTTTCCAGGGCCCAGCAGATGTGAACCTAACAGGTGGCTTTAGCCCTTACGGCGTGATGGGCCTAGGAGGAAACGCTTGGGAATGGGAAGAGAGTTCCTTTGACCGGGCTAATATTAGTGCTTCTTCGTCTCGTGGGATCCGCGGCGGCTCTTGGCTTCACGGCTCCAGCTTCTTGTCGTCGTCGTCTCGCTTCGCCAACGGCCCTAGCAATGTGTATGATGACTACGGTTTTCGCGTCGTAAATCTTTCTCCAGTGCCTGAGCCGAGCATGATGGTGATAGGGACGCTATTTGGTTTAGGGGGGCTAGTTGCTAAGAGGCGGATGAAGAAGTGACTGAATCCTTCACGCGCATCATAGCGGCGTATCGTAGAGACCTTCAGTCGATCGCTACCCAACCACCTTTGTGGCCAATCTTCCGCACTAGACCTGCTGCCTGTGCCCGTCGCATGTGATAGCACGCATGCGACGGGTCCGGTGATTCGATCATCTCACACACATCCGCAAGATGAATTGGTTGCTTCGATCGACGAGCCAGCTCGCCAATCTCACGCCAGATTCGACGCTGGCCAAGCACTTCATCTGGGATCTTGATGGGATCAATACCAAACGCGGGATGGAACTCCAGTGCTCCGGTGATTTCGCGATAGCTTATCTTGCCGCATTTGGCATCATGAATACCGATAGTGATCGATGCGATCGTTTGTCGGATCGCGACCGCCAATTTCGCTTGATCCGCTTTGGCGAGGTTCTCGGTGATTTCGCTGTACCGAGAAAGTACGGATAGTGCTTCAGGGATCGGCTCCAACGAACGACTGCGCTGGTCGATACGGTCTTGGATTGCAGCTAGTTCGTCTTTCCATCGGCCCAGCAACTTGGAAATGGATTGAAAATCGTCTCGGTCGGCCAGCGCGAGGTTCTCTGTGCCACGCTCGATCTTGCGCTGTAGGTCGGCCATGATCCGTTCGTCTTTTGACTGCGATGTAGAATCTCGCCGTTTCGAGATCTCGATAGCCTTTTTGATTTTGGCTTGAGCACCAGCCTTAAGCAGTCGCTCCCGAATGGTCTGTAGCACGAAACTCTCGAGTCGATCGCATCGAACCGAGGGGTGAGGGCAATTCGCGTCGTAGGGCTGAACCAATGGGGATGTGTTGCAGGAATAGAATCGAACTACGGTGGTTCCATGTTGCTTGCGTCGCACCCCATACATTCGTGTTCCGCAGTGCTGGCAAACAACGACCGTGCTGAGCAGATAAGACCCAGATCGTATTCGGGTCTTGGATGTCGATCGCTGCTGAAGAATCTTTTGAACTCGATCGAATTGGTCTTGGGTGATAAGCCCTTCGTGTGCGTTCTCGACGACGATCAACCCCTCTTCGGCGACGCGCGTAAATTTGCCACGGCCATAGTGGCCAACTCGAAGCGTCCCTGCGTATGCAGGATTCTTCAAGATACCCATCGTGCTGGAGAACGTGAAACTGTTGCCTTGTGCAGTTTTTATCTTGCGTCGATTTAGCTCTCGAGCCACAGAGCCCACCGATTCGCACCGCAGTATCGCTTTAAATGCACATCGGATGGCATCGACGACGTCTTTGTTCTCGGTCGGCACCAACTTGGATTTCCAGGTTGGTGGCTTTTTGAACCGCTCGTAATAGCGAACCCGTTTGACCAGTCGTCCGGTCTCATCGTAGATCTCTCGATCGTAGCCAAAGACCACACCACCGATACGTTGTCCTTGTTGAGCCTTCAATCGTTGCCCGCTAGCAACGCGATGCGCTAGCTTGACCGATTCCTCTCTGGCTCCGTATTGATCAACGATGGCGGTGATCACACCACCTAGGTTGCTGAAATCCAACTCACCACGTTGGCAGGTGACGATCTTTACGCCGGCATCGCGGAGCTGCTTCCAGTGCTGCATGGCATCAAAAACATCTTCCCGCGACATACGGCTCTGCTCTGAAAGCAGTACGGCTTCAAATCGCCTGTTCTTGGCGTTTGCCAGCAAGCGACGAAACTCGGGTCTGTTGGCCGACTCGGTGCCCGTCAATCCATGGTCTTCGTACCACGTGGTGATTCGGTATCCGTTGCGTTCGGCCATGGCCTCGATGTCGCGTCGATGACGCGCAGGGCTATCCTCTTGCTTATCGGTGCTCATGCGAATGTAGCCGACGGCCGGTTTTGATTTTGCAATCATGTTTTTTCGTCCTACTTTGGAATTGGTGTGGTTGGTCTAAAGCCCCTTGGTTTCCATCACGGCGTACTTGCCCCCACGAGGGGCCCGTGCGTAGGCTCCTTGCCAGTTGTCGATGGTTCGTATCAGCTCGCATTTGGCTGCGATCTCTTCGGGTGTCGGGTGGTACTCGTAGACGCCGTTTCGAGCGCGTTTCCATTCGCCTCGATCGATCCATTTGCCATCCGCTTCCCATTGGCGTACCTGGGGTGCGAGTTCGGTTTGTTCGTACATGTCTGAAGCCCCTATGATTGGTGTTTGAAAACGCGGTCGGCTAACCCGCCGACGGGAAACACACAGGAGCCAGGACATTTGCAATCAAGCAAGCCAAGCGGCTCGACCACTGGCTAAGAATTGCCAAGGTCGCCACAGAATCGCCCAGGAATAGCCCGTTTGCGGGCTTGGACGTTAGAGCCAGAAGCGACACAAGACCGCGCGTGCGGCCTCGTGTGCGTTGTGGTGGCGATTGGTGTGGTCGCGTTCTACTTGCGGCTGGCTAGCGCGAAGTGGCCCCGCTCGGTCTTGCGGAATCGGGCGTCTTTCCCTTTGGCGTTGATCTCCCGCAGGATCGAGGCGTAGAGCGTCGCGTCGGGCGTTGCCCCCTTGGGCGTCGACCAAAGACCCGCGACCTGCATCGCCTCGACCATCGCCTTGCAATTCATCGCGTCCTTCGATTTGCCAAGGACAATGATCGCGGCTTCGATCTGGCTGATCTTCTTGGCCGGCGTTTCCGTTGGCTTGGACGGTTTCGAATCCTTGGCGTCGCGTTTGGCCACGGTTGCGTTCTTGGTCGTAGGCTTGGCCGTTTGTACCTTGGTCGCCTTCTTCGCGTTACGTGCGTTCGTGGTGGCCTTGGTGGTTTTGGTCTTGGTCGTCATCGTCTGGTCTCCCGTTGTTCGAATGGTATGGCTGCCATCATCAGGCCCGGCGAACCACCGCCGAGCGACGCCCGCAGGCGTTTCGGCGTTAGTTAGCGATCTCCCACGCGCGTTTGGTGCCGTAGCCTAGTTGTTGGCCTTCGACGATGTAGAGCACCGCATCGTCGTCTACGTCGCCGTCGTCGTCCGGGTCATCCTCGTCGGCCGCATCGTTGATCTCTTCGCCCGAGCACAGGCCGGTGATCGAATTTTCGAAGGGCCAGTTCTGTTGCGTCATCAGGCGTACCTCGGCATCGCCACCGATGAGGTCGCGGTATTCTTCCAGGCGTTCGATGAGTTGGTCGATGGTCATGTTCGTGGTCTCCGTTTTGGTTGGGGGTTACTACTTCTCGGTTCCGGTCATGAAAGCGATCACCGCTGAAAGGCGGCTGTTGATCTCGTTGAGGTCACCTACGTTGCCCCAATGGATCGGGTGTTCGTCGTTGCCCGGTGCGGGCAGGTCGAATAGCAATTCGCCGATTCGCGTTACTAGGTCTTGGGCCACTAGGTGTGCGTTCTCGTATGCTGCCTCGGCGTTGATCTTTGGTTTGGCGTTCTTGGCCATCGTCTCGTCTCCGTGTGTTGGGGTTTCGAATTCGTCGTTGCGACGACACACATGGAGCCATGGAAACCGGAACGCCTCAAGCGCTCTCTAACCACAATTCGGCTGGAATTTCCATGATTTCCGGTGTTGGGCCGGAATTAGCCGGGAATAGCGTCGTGCTGTTCAAACTGTGTAGGGTTAGTTAAACTACCGGTCTTGCGAAACTCGCGCCCCAATTTTTGAGGCCAAGACCATGACCAAATTGTCGGAATACATGCACACCGCAGAAGCGGCCGAGTATCTCGGCGTCCACCACAACACCGTTCGCAAATGGGCAGCCCGTGGTGAGATCCCGATGCATCGGAACCCAGCCAATGGCTACCGACTGTTCAAACGAAGCGACTTGGACAAGCTGCTCAAGAAGGTGGCCGTTCCAGTAAAACCGAAATCATCGTAGAGCATCAGTAACCCAAGAATCCATGGCCAGGAAATCCAAGTCTTACGTGCTTTGCGACATCACCATCTCCAGCTTGCTTTCCGAAAGCCGCATAAGTCCATGAACGAACCTGCCAAATTCAACTCCGTCGTTAGCTTCCTTTGGGCGATTGCCGACCTGCTCAACGGAGCTTTCAAGAAAAGCGAGTTCCAAAAGATCATTCTGCCCTTCACGGTGCTGCGTCGTCTCGATTACGCATTGGAGAAAACCAAGGCCAAGGTGCTGGAAACCGAGCGCAAGGAGAAGGAGAAGGGCCTGGAGAACCGCCACCGCCAGCTTTGCCGCGCTGCGGGTTACGCCTTTTACAATACCTCCAAGTTCAGCTACGAGAGCCTACTCCACGACGACGCCAACGTCGCCCTGAATCTCCGCCAGTATGTCGCAGGCTTCTCGCCCAACGTCCGCGAGATCTTTGCCGCTTTCAACTTCGACGACACCATCCGCGACCTTAGCCGGGTCAATCTGCTGTACCTCCTCATGGAGCGATTCAATGAGAAGAGCAAGGTAGACCTGCGGCCCGAATCCATGTCCAACCACGAGATGGGATACGTCTTCGAGCACCTGCTCCGCAAGTTCAACGAAGCCCTTAATGAAAACCCTGGTGAGCACTTTACGCCCCGCGACGGCATCCGCCTGATGGTCGATCTGGTGCTCATGCTCGACACGGCGTTGACGGGCAAGGAGGCCGTCACCCGCACTGTCAACGACTGCGGATGCGGCACCGGCGGCATCCTGTCCATCACCAAGGAACACATCCTTAAGATCAACCCTCAAGCCAAGGTATTCCTCTACGGGCAGGAGCTGAACCCATTCACTTGGGCCATCGCCCGCGCCGACATGCTCATCCTTGAGCCCGAGGGAAAGGACGCAGAAAACATCAAGCTCGGCAGCACGCTCTCCAACGACCAGTTGTCGAATATGCGTTTTGACCTTCAGTTCATCAATCCGCCTTACGGCTACGAGTGGAGCAAGGACTTCGACGCGGTCACCGCCGAGGCAGACCTTGGGTTCGATGGCCGCTTTGGGGCCGGACTGCCGCGAAAGTCGGATGGGCAGATGCTCTTCCTCCAGCACCTCATCGCTCGGATGAACGACCCAGAGGAATCACAGAGCTACATCGGCATCATTCTGAACGGCTCGCCACTCTTCACCGGTGGCGCGGGTTCGGGTGAATCGGAAATCCGTCGCTGGATCCTGGAAAACGACTGGCTGGAGGCGATCGTCGCTCTGCCTCAGCAGCTCTTTTACAACACTGGCATCGGCACCTACATTTGGCTGCTCAGCAACCGCAAACCAGCTAAGCACCGTGGCAAGGTCCTGTTGGTGGACGCTTCGGGCGAGCAGTTTTGGTCCCCCATGTCCAAGAGCCTCGGTAATAAGCGCCGCGAGATCACCGAAACCCACAAGCAGGCCATCCTCAAGCTGGTCAAGGAACGCAAGGAAGGCCCGCACCTGAAGATTTTCAATACTACGGACTTCGGTTACCGGGAGATCAGGGTGCTGCGCCCGCTGAAACTCCGCTTCGAGGTCAATGCCGAATCCCTCGCTCGGCTCGACACACAATCCGCCTTCAAAAATTTGGCGGTAAGCAAAAAGAAATCCCCCGCCGAGCAGAAGCAGGAGGAGAAAGAAGGCCGCGCCCTGCAAGCAGCCATCCGCGCCGCCCTGCAAACCCTCGCTGGCACCACCTTCATGCAGCGGGACAAGTTCACCGTTGCTTTGGAAGCCGCGCTCAAGAAGGCAGGGTTGAAACTCAAGGCCCCCGTGCTCAAAGCCATCATCGCTGGCATTGGCGAGCGGGATGACGCCGCCGAAATCTGCCGCGACAGCGACGGCAACCCCGAACCCGACACCGAACTGAACGACACCGAGAATGTGCCGCTCAAGGAAAACATCGAGACCTACTTCGCCCGCGAGGTCACACCGCATGTGCCGGACGCGTGGATCGACCCCACCTACTGCGATGCCAAGGACGGCGAGGTAGGCCGTGTTGGCTATGAAATCCCCTTCAACCGGCATTTCTACGTTTTCCAACCGCCTCGCCCCCTAAGCGCAATCGATGCTGACCTGAAAGCCTCCACCGACCGTATCCTCAAAATGATCGGAGGGCTGACCCAATGAGCTTCCCGCGTTATCCGAAATACAAGCAGAGTGGCGTGGAGTGGCTGGGGGAGGTGCCGGAACATTGGGGTTTACCGAAACTCAAAAGCGTCGCAACGTTTTCGGGCGGAGGGACGCCAAGCCGAGATAATCCCGCGTATTGGAATGGGGACATCCCTTGGGTTTCGCCTAAAGACATGAAGTCTGAACGAATCGAGGGTGCAGAAGAATTGATCACCGAGGAAGGACTGCGAAGTAGTGCGTCAAATTTGTTACCACCCGGGCGTGTTTTAATCGTTGTTCGCTCCGGCATTCTAAAACACACAATTCCAATCGCGATCACTGAGATCGCCGTTGCACTAAATCAGGACATGAAGGCGTTTTCCTTCGATCGCTCCAAGTGTGTGTCTCGATTCTTTCTCCGTTGGGTTCAAGGTCACAACGACCAACTTTTATTCGCTTGGGCAAAGCAAGGCGCCACTGTCGAAAGCATCGAGCATAGCTATCTAGCTCAGACTGTGATCCCGCTGCCACCCCTCCCCGAGCAAACGGCCATTGCGGAGTTTCTGGACCGGGAGACGGGGAGGATTGATGAGCTGGTGGCGGAGCAGCGGCGACTGATGGAACTGCTGAAAGAAAAACGCCAGGCCGTCATCTCCCACGCTGTCACCAAAGGCCTCAACCCCCACGCCCCCATGAAGCCTTCCGGCATCGAATGGCTCGGCGATGTGCCGGTGGGGTGGGCGGTGAAGCGCCTGAAACGCATCTCACCATTCATCGCTGTGGGGATCGTCGTGAACCCAAGCAACTGTATTGCGGAGGAAGGTCTGCCATTCATCTACGGAGGCGACATCCGCGAGGGAGTGATCGACTCAACCAATTCTCGGCGAATATCTAAAGAATCTAGCTTGGCGAATGCAAAGACACTTCTGCGCGCTGGAGACTTACTCACTGTCCGAGTAGGTGCGCCCGGTGTGACTGCTGTTGTCCCCCCTGAGTGCGACGGCGGAAATTGTGCATCCGTGATGCTGGTCAGGAAAGGCCCGTTCAACTCGGAGTGGTTGTGTTACGCGATGAATACTCCGGTGGTTCGATTTCAGGTTGATGTGGTCAAATACGGAGCAGCCCAAGAGCAGTTCAATATCAGCCACGCCGTCGATTTCTGGGTGCCCTGTCCGCCGCGTTCAGAACAAGATGAGATTGTGAAGTTCCTGACGCGAGAGACCGCCAAATTCGACACCCTCACCGCCGAAGCGCAACGCGCCATCGACCTACTGCAAGAACGCCGCACCGCGCTCATCTCCGCCGCCGTCACGGGGCAGATTGATGTGCGCAAACCACCGAAGAACTAGCCATGGCCAAAATCACCTCCGAAGCTGCCTTTGAAGAACACGTCGAAGCCGTCCTGTTGAAGCAGCACGGTTTCTTCTCCGGCAAGCAGGACGACTACGACAAGAAGCTGTGTCTGCGGCCCGAGACGGTCATTTCCTTCATCCGCGCCACGCAAACCAAGAAGTGGGCCGACTACTGCGAGTTAGTCGGCGACAAAGATCAGGCCGCCCGCAACCTGCTCAAGCGCATCAAGGAAGTGGTGGACAAGGAAGGCACGCTGCACGCCCTGCGCAAAGGCTTCGACGTGATCGGCGCTGGACATTTCGACTTGTGCTACTTCGAGCCGACCAATCCGGTGGCAGAGGAGAGTCGGCGTCTTTATCAGGAAAACCTCCTGCATGTGCAGCGCCAATGGAAGTTCTCCGAAGCCGACGAGAAGTCTCTCGACATGGGTATCTTCCTCAACGGCCTGCCGATCTTCACCATTGAGCTGAAGAACCAGATCTCCGGCCAAAACATCGCTCATGCGATGAAGCAATACAAAGACACTCGCGACCCCAAGGAGCCACTGTTCCGCTTCAAGCGTTGCCTCGCACACTTTGCCGTAGACAACGACCTCGTCTATGTGACCACCGAGCTCGCCGGAGCGAAGACGCGGTTTCTCCCATTCAACCAAGGCCATGACGGCGGCGCAGGCAATCCGCCCTGCAAGGTGGGCTACGCGACGAGCTATTTGTGGCAGGATCTCTGGCAGAAGCCCCGAATCCTCGACCTGATCCAGAGATTCATCCGCGTGGTGGATGTGCTGGATGACAAGGGCAAGAAGACCGACAAGCAGCAACAAATCTTCCCTCGATTCCATCAGCTAACCTGCGTGCGCGAACTGTGTGCTGATGCCCAGAAGCACGGCGCGGGGAGGAATTACCTGAATCAACACAGCGCAGGCAGCGGCAAAACCAACGCGATCGCTTGGCTGGCGAACAGCCTCGCCACGCTGCATACGACCAAAGGCGCACCCGTTTTCAGCTCGGTGGTCGTCATCTCTGACCGGCGCGTGATTGACCGCCAACTCCAACGCACGCTCAAGCAGGTGATCGAGACGCCGGGGATGTTGGTGAACATTGCTTCCGATGACGGCATGACCTCGGAGAATCTAAAGCAGGCGCTGGAAGACGGGAAACGCATCATCGTGACAACGCTGCAAAAGTTTGGTGTGATCATGGACCGCATGGGCGAGCTGCCAGGAGAACGCTTTGCGGTGATCGTGGACGAAGCGCACTCCTCACAGGCTGGAACAGCCGCCAAGGCGGTGCAAAAGGTCTTGTCCTACTCCTCAGAGGACGAGCAGAAGGAAGAAGAGGAAAAGACGGTGGAGGATCGGATTCTCGAAGAGCTCAAGACTCGCGGCCCGCAAAAGAACGTAAGCTATTTCGCCTACACGGCCACACCCAAGCCGGAGACACTGCAACAGTTTGGCACCAAACAGCCGGATGGCACCTTCAAACCGTTCAGCCTCTACACCATGCGGCAGGCCATCGAGGAGAAGTTTATTCTCGATGTGCTCAAGAACTACACGACCTACGATCAATACTGGGCATTGCTCAAGAAAGTAAAGGACGATCCGGAGTTTGATGGAGCTAAGGCAAAGTCACTGCTCAAGCAGTTCGTTAGTCGCCACGAGCGAACCATCTCCAAGAAGGTGGCCATCATCGTGGAGCACTTCCACACTACGGTCGCGGACAAGCTCAGTGGCAAGGCCAAAGCGATGGTTGTCACTTCCTCCCGCCTGCATGCGGTCCGCTACAAGCTGGCGGTGGATGCCTCTCTCAAGAAGCTGGGGCTTCCCTACAAAGCGTTGGTGGCCTTTACCGACGTGGTCAAGGACGCCAAGGACGGCAAAGAGTACACGGAGGCGAACATGAATGGTTTTCCCGAGGCGACGACGGGAGACCGCTTCGATGGAGATGAATACCGCTTCCTTATTGTTGCGAGTAAATTCCAGACAGGTTTCGATCAGCCAAAATTGGTGGCCATGTATGTGGACAAAAAACTAAGCGGCGTGACTTGTGTGCAGACGCTGTCCCGCTTGAACCGCACGATGCCAGGGAAAGAAGAAACCTTCGTATTGGACTTCGAGAACAGCGCCGAAGACATCGAAAAAGGCTTCCAGCCGTTCTACGACCGCATCACCCTGTCCAAGGAAACTGACGCCAACCAACTCTACAACATCCGTACCGATTTAGGGAAGTTCGCGATCCATGAGGATGTGGACTTAGAGGCGTTTTCCAAGGAGTGGTTCGGTGCCAAGCGAAGCGTTGAGAAGTTACAAGGTGTGGTAAATCCGGTGGCTAAGAAGTGGCAAGTGGAGGACGAGGAAGACCAAGTGGACTACAAGTCCAAGGCGAGAGATTTCGTAAAGTTGTATTCATTCCTTTCGCAACTGGTCCCGCTTCGGGATGTCGGACTGGAAAAGCTATTTGTATTCCTCCGATTCTTGCTACCACTGCTTCAGGGCAAGAAGGGTGAGAACCCACTGGAGGTGCTGGCCATGGTGGACATGGAGAAACTGGCTATTCGGAAGAAGGAGAAGAAGGACATCGGTCTCAAACGAGGGGAGGTGCGCGAGGAACCGCTAAACTACGGTGGTGGCGCAATGTTGACGCAAGAGGAGCATGAAGCGCTCTCGATGATCATCGAAGATCTCAATACGCGGTTTAATACCTCATTCACCGAGGACGAGATCATGGTAATCAATCAGATTGAGAAGAAAATTAGCGAAGATGAGGCTCTCCAGCAACAGCTCAAAAATGGCTCGCGGCACGCCGTCGAAGCGACCTTCCGACAAGTAGCCGAAGATGCCTTCGAGGACTTGGTGGACGGCAACTATAAGTTCTACCAAAAGGTCAGTAATGACGAAGAAGTAGCAAAGGAGTTGTTTTCCCGGCTACTTGAGCGATTCCTTGAGGGGAGAAAAAAGCCACCGAAGAAGAAGTAAATCTGGCATTGCGTTGCGTGTTCTAAGACAAGGTCGGCGGTTTGTTCGTAGATTAATTTGGCGTTTCTGATCATCTTATTCGAGCGTTTGCAACCACCCTCGAGCCGTCGGGCTCCCCAGACCCGACGGCTCACTACGATTCAACCAGATTGTCAAAGAACCAAGATCAACGGTAGCGACTACGCGAGGCGCATTCGCTCTTCGATTTCCTCGCGTCGCTTCACAAGCTGCTCCTGCGATCGCGTGTTCTCCCTGATCTTTTGCCGGATCGATTCAGCTTGCTTCTGGAACGCGTTGGCCTGCTCCAATCGATGATCCCGATCGGCTTGTTTGATCTCGGTTTCGGACTTGCGACGCTCTGTAAACACTCTTCCCTCCACGTAGGCCGCTTGCGATTCCAACTCTTGGTTGACCTTCGCTAGCGCCTCCATTTCGGATTCGACCTGTTCGTACTCCTCATCGAGCTCCGGGCTATCGCAGGTGTTGAATAACTCCTGGCGAGCCTGAGAGATCTCTTTCCGCACTTCGTTGATCTCTCGGAGCCGGCCGTAAAGCGGTGCGGTCGTGTCCTCGTACCGTTGCTCTGCTGCTTCCAGCTCCCGATCTGCTGCTGCAATCTTCTGTTGCACCAGCGCGGTCTCTTGATCGATCTTCGGGAGCGTGGCGACCAGTGCCTTGAGTGCCATCCGGGTCTGGTAGACTTCGACGTCTTGCTTTAAGTCGTCGAGCGACATGCCAAACTCAGAAAGCAGTCGTTCCACCTCGGCCAGATTGGGTTCCTTGCCCGTCGCGATCGCAGCTACCAGCTCTCGATAGCTGTTTTGCTTTTGTTGCGATCGCTGTTTTTGCAAACCGATCATCTTCTCGAAAAACTTTGAAACGCTCATACAGAAGGCTCCTTGGGAGTAGAGAAACGAGAAACGTACCTGTCCATGTCTGCAGACCATTGCTGCGTGAATTCAACATCGGGCGCGATCGCTAGAAGATCGCTAAGCGGGGTTTCGAGGTGGCGATGGGGTTCGTCCCCAAGGGCTTCCTCGTAAAAGCCGATGGGTGAAAGACCAAGGCGATGGGCTGCAAAGATGCCAGCGGGCTTGACCTCAAAGCCGGCCAGTGTCGCTCGGTGTGCTAAATGGATCACAAGCCGGATGTAGCTCAGGCCGTGGCCATAATAGAGTGGCAGGTCGGAGCGACCCGGTCGTTGCGAGACGTCCGAAAGCACCATCGCATCGAATTGGAGCCGATTTGGATCATCGCAGTCCTCGTTGTCGTACAACTCTGGCCGATCCAGGATGTGGCCAAGTTCGTGTAGAGCTAGGCAGTGAATGAAGTATTCGAGGTCCTCGTCGGCATAGTCTTCAGCGATCGCGATGTCGTTGATTACCGCGCATGGGCCACGGCCACGCCATGGTTTGATGTAGTGGCGATACAAAAGATCCGCATGCGGGTGGGTGAACCCATAGTGGTATTTGGTTCCGAGTCCGACCTGCAACTGCGATTGGGGGAGCAGGTAAAGCGGCGTCTGGCCCAGCTCCCGACTCGCGACGGTTCGGCACAGCCGTTCTGCCTTGGCGATAACCAGCCGAATGTAGCCCCCTGGCGTGCCCACAGGCGCGTTTTGTTGGGTTTCTTGGGACATTGGTAGATCCTTTCTAAAATCCCGACATTCAAAACAAACTGTGTCTAATACCGCGACCGTTCCCACGCCCCTCAGGAGCGGAGAAATGGCCGGAAGTACCTAATCGAGTCAGCCAGTGACGGATGACGGCAAGTGACGGCAAATTTCCTATGTGCGCCTATGGGATACGTAACATGAGCGCGAATACATGTGCGTGTGTTATTCATATTCGTGTTTGGAGTCTTAGAGCGATTAACAGGAATCTGACGTCATCTGCCGTCACCCGTCACTTTTCGATACTGCCCCCAATATCGAAAGTGACCGCAGTGACGGCAGAATCGGGATAAGCATTTACGGAAACGATGATTCATCGTTACGAACTCCAAACTCGGGGTCGGACGACATTTGCAGGGAGGTCCTCAGGTCTAGCGCGATTCCGTTCCATATCTTGCCGTGCGAGGTGTGCTGTTTGCTGAATCCCATCTGGACGCCCCGGTGCTCCATCCACTGGGAGAATCGCTTCTGGGAGAGCGTGCGCTCGCCGGCGTCCGTGGCCCAGCGTTTGTATTCGGCGTAGAGGTCTTGGCTGGCGACTTTTGCACTAGCATCCAGCACGCAGCATTCGGCCAGGAAATCCTGCAGGACATCCATTTCGTCTCTATAACCTGCGGTTGCGATGCGTACCTCGGGTGGTTCGCCCATTCCGTAGCGTTGCCAATCCAGGCAGCCTCGAACGGCCCAATTACAGATGCCTGATAGTTCCTGCTGGAATTCCGTGAGGATCTGTTCCATTGGTCGGCGTTCCTCTTCTGGGATGCGAATGAGGAACGGGACAAGTTTCAAGCGATCCCAGATCGCATCGTCGGTGCCTGAGACTCGAGGCTTGTAATTGCTGCTCAAGTAAATTTTGAATCGCGGTGTGAATTCAAACCATTCTCCACGCATGAATCGAGCGACTATTCGATCGCCACCTGAGAGGTCTTTTACAAGCGCTTCGTCGAGTCGGTTGCCGTCGCCGGTCTCGCTGGCGGTCACCAGCCGAACTCCACGGAGGCGTGCGATGTCGTTTGGGATCGTGTCGCCTTTCTTGCTTAGCAGCGTTTGTGTTGGGGTTCGTGCTGTGTAGCCATCGCCAAGGAGCAACCGCATCCCCTCGAGGAATACAGTCTTTCCGTTCTTGCCAACACCATGCAGAATAAACAAGCATCGCTCGGAGGTAGATCCCGTGATGGTGTAGCCGACAGCACGCTGGATGAATGTGACCAGGTCGCGATTGCCGTCCATGATTCGCTCGAGGAAGCTTTCCCAATGAGGGCAAGTCGCCTCGATGTCGTAGTCCAAGTTCAGACACCTTGTGATAAGGTCGGTCTGCCGATGTGGGAGCAGCAGTCCGGTTCGCAGGTCGATCGTCCCGTTGTGGCAATTCAGCAGCCACGAGTCTCGATCCAACTCGTCTGGCCCGATGGCGATCCCCGGCTCGCTGCGTGCAAGGGCTAGCATCGCCGTGATGCGAGATACCTGCTCTGATTGAATCGCATGCCGATGTAGCTCCTCGCGATCCTCGGAGTCGGCAACTTCGCTCACCTCGCTGTAGATACTCAACACGGTATCTTTGGCCAATCGTTCGGCCACAGCCTGATCGAAGGACCAATGCGTTCCATTCCAGGCGAGCCATTGGTTGAACTCATAGCAGTACCGAATGTTGGCTCCGTGTTTACGAACCAAGCGTTGTGCGTTGCCGAAGTCTGTGCAACCGAGGCCACGTAGTTGCTCGACGCCGGCCATGCGATCGGCAGTGACCCTGGCTGGTTTTGCTCGCACTTCCTCTAGGCCGGCTCTGAAACCGCTTGAAAAGGTCGATTGCGACTTATCTGATTCCTCGGCTAGGAGCCCACATAGATCGGCCGCGCGGAGGCACAGGCTGCGTGCTTCGCTCTCTGGTATTCTCGCTTTGGCGCAGTGGTACGATGCGCTGTTGAGTGCATCGTTGCGATAGCCGGGCGCAACGAACCCTCGTAGGAAATCGAGCGTCGGCTTAGCTAGTCGCTTGCTGGGTGCCTTGGGCAACTGCCGGATGATGCAGCTATCGATTGTCCCACATAGATACCTGTCGCCACCTCGCTCGTTGGGCTCGTTGGGTAGCCAGACTGCGGATCGCTTTTCGGTCTTAGGGAAGCACTCGATGTCCCCTCGACGATTGAATCCCCAGGACTTTGACCATTCGTTGAACGCTTCGATGGCCATGGGCTCGGCGAGTGCGTAGAAGCAGTGCAGCCCCTTGCCACTCTTGCTGGTAAATCGGATCGACGAAGCACCTAGAAATCGGTCAACGCGATCGGCTAGGTGTACGTTACCACCGTCCCCTTCGTGATCATCGAAATCAAAACAGACTCGCACGACCCCACCATCGCGGTGTGGAACGAACGCCAAACGCGAACCGTTGGTGATTCGATAAGGCTTGCCGTCTTGAGTGATGGAATCGAAAGATTCAGAAGCCAGGGAGCCGGCTCGATAGGCACCGATCGCGCGCTCCGAGTGCTCCTGCCCATTGACCCAACCAGGACCGTCGCTCTTCCCTTTGGGATACATGATGCAAACGGTGTTGGGTTCACAATAAGGCAGGAGCCACTCGAGTAAAGACAAACGATCAATGGACATAAAATGCGTATCCTTGACAGGGGGCAGAGGAAACGGGCCAACTGATGGCAGCTAGGTCTGAAGCGGAATCCAGCCGAAGGATTTGATTTCCTTGATTGCCTTCATCTCAGCCGCATGTCGCAGGTTCGAGGCGATTGCACCCTCGGATAGCTTGAACGATGCAGCAATTGCTTTTGCCGAGACGGGCTTTTTGCCGTCGTACATTTGCGATATGCGCTCGACGAGCATATCGATCGTCGGCACTGGGAAATCCATTGGCGCGTCGCAGGTGATGTATTCAGTGACCATCGGTTCCTCCTTCGGAGTGGTTTGGGTTTGAGAACTAGCTAACGTTTCGGCATCGAGTTTTTCAGCGATGTCGAGATAGACCTCAGCCCAAGCTTCAGCAGCGCTGCTTGGGATGGAGAATGTTTCGTTGGGCAACTCGTCCATTGGATTCATCCCTAGACCTCCGCTACTTGAAAATGGAGTGGGTTAGTATGCGCAGGCTGCTCAGCCTGAATTTGAGCCATTCGCCAACCACCTGGCATCGTGACCAATGCTCGCTTTTCGAGCTCGATCGGTTCGAATGGTTCTGCCGCATCGGCTTCACCGTTAGCAGGTGCATCGGTGTAGAGGATCCCTGCAAAGTCGGCCGCAGTCTCTGCTGCAGCAAGCACTGCTAAAGTGAACCTTCGCAATTGTGCAAACAGTGGCAGCGCTGGCATGATGTCAGGAATACCGCGAGTCTGTCCTGGTCGGTCAGCACGGAACCAATGGAGCACGGCCGAAGCGTCGATTCGATCGTAGTCGCTGCGAGCCGAGTAAAATCCGTCCCCGGGATGATTCTTTAGTACGTGGTACTCGATCGGATTGCCAGCCGCATCAAAGACGATCCCATCAACCGCACTTGTCGATAGCCGATCCAAATCGGGAGTTGTGACCTGGTCGGCTTCGACAAGTCGAAGGTCAAGCTGGACATCAGTGCTTAATCGTGGGTTGGTCGTAAAGATCGCGAAAGATTCGCCATCCGTGGCGCGAGCCATCCGCATCGTGCGTAGTTTTTCCGCGAGGTTGATCGATTTTGCCCACATCATGAAGGCATGTTCGATGCGTCTATTTGCGTCTGCATCGTTGGTGAGCATCTGCAACCGGGGGCCGGTACCGACGATGTCGTGGGCAAGGGTTAGCACAATCCCACGAGCATACGAGTTGTTGGCCGTTTCATACCGAGCACGGTTCCTAAGGATCCGGCGAACTTCGGCGCTATTGGATGCGTTGGGTGAGAGCCCATCGGCATTGGCCCAATGGCGACGATTATCATCGGTAGTCACCGCAGCGTCATAACGAGCGCGCACAACCCTCGCAACGCTTCGCGATTGCGAGAGAGTGTTTTTGGGAGACCACCAATTGGAAATCCAGGACAACACGGTTACTCGGCCCCCGGTGGAACGATTTTGTTGAAGATCAAGCCACGGCGCTTGGATTTTGCGGCTTGCTTGGAGGCTAGATAGCGATCGGCTTCGATCTGGTCGGTCAGCTTGTGCTGCTCGATACTGCCAGCATCGCCCGAGGCCTTGGCAGGACCTTGCGCGTTTTCTGTGATAGCTTGCTGAAGATCGTCAGACATTCTGGCAACGTGACCTGCGATTGAAGGATCCGGAACTCTGGTTTACCCCTCACTTACCTATGCCAGAAAGTTTTCTCCGTGCGCGCAAAAATCCATGTTTGGAATCATCGTTGCTACATGTAGCAATCTTGGTCCTTAGTGGTCGTGATTTCATAGGTCACGATCCGCCTGCCGCAATGCCGACACTCCTTGCGCCTGCGAATACGACCATCACGAAGCGGTTCGGTATTGGTCGTGTAAAAGTGTCGGCACCCGCACTGCGGGCATACGATCCCTCGATCCGGAGGGTCTTGCTTTTGATCGCTCATCGGTTTCGTTTCCTTTGCATTTCAGCGAAACTGATCCGACCCGATTTAGGGATACCAACCGATTCGCTTCCTGAGAGCGCGACCCCTTGCATCGACGCTCCAACGCAGCAACCGACGATGCAATCAAGCCAGTGGTTGTCACCTCGCTCTGGGCGCTGCTTCCATTCATCCACGGTTCGACCACGGCCTTCGGTCCGCACTCGGTACTCGGCACAAAGGTGCTCGGCTAGAAGCCGATGGGTCTCAGGGCTTGTTCCAAAAAAGGACAGGCAACCTTTACTCCCCATCGAGACAGCCAGGCGAGCGTGCATGAAGGTTTTCCAGTAGTTGGTGTCATAGACCACGTGCCGAACGGCTCGTTTCCCATGAATGTTAGGGATTCGCCAGTTGTGGCCCACGCGATCCCCTGGGCGACGCTTGTACTCGGAGAACGGCTGGCTCGATGCCCCAACGAACCTCCCGTGGCTTGGGATTACGATGCCAGCGTGGGCACTTTGCCTGCAGAACTGGTAGACCACATCGGTCGAAGCACCCCAGTTGGCATCGATCAGGCATCGCTCGATTCGCATCATGGCACCATCATCACGTCGCCATTCCCGACCGATTAGATCCCCGGTCAATTGCTCAAGTCCGGCGTAGATACTCCCCTCGAGCCCACCGGCTTTGGTCGCGGTTGCTAGGGTGCTCCTTGCATCCCGAAGTGTAAAATACGGCCGCTTCTGATCCGGATAGCTTCCATAGTCGATAAGGTATCCAGTGAAATCGCTCTCCCAGGCGACCACGGTGTAAAACAGGAGCGTTGCCTGGACGTCGACGAACATCGTTAGATGGTTGGTGGAAATCGGGACCACCCGCCTGTCAATCCGATTGAACTTTGCAGCGATCTGATCTGCTGTCAGTTCGTTGTCGTTTGCTTCCTGTTCTGGTAGCGGTTCGTTTTGGTACTCGGCAAAGAACGCTGCTTCGTCTTGAAGCTTGAGGTTCATCGCATGTTGGATCGCTGAGAGTTCATCGTGGTTGTAGCGCTCGGGCCATGCGACCTGCGATCCCAGATCCATAGCGGCCCGATTCGAGCCGTAGAATTCGGTGGCCAACGATAGATCCCCACGGCTACGAAGGCTCTCGGCGCGGAGCTCTGCGTACTTGGCCCAAAGTTTTTCGTCGCTTGGGAACTCATAGACCATCCGGGTCCGTTCCCCATTCCATTCTGGATGTTTGTCACGCGAAAGGATGTTGTCGGCCATATCACCTGGGCGAATAACCGTGCAGGGCATGATCCCAGAGATTTTTTTACCAGGGCCCGAGAGACCCAGGATAGCCCCCGCGAGGATACTTTCACGCGTGGCGCACTGGGAAAGGGACCTTGCTGATTCGTCCGTTTGTGGATCGTCGATGACCACAAGGGTTGGCCGAACGGTCCTGCCATCGGACCGTTTGTACTTCATACCGCGGATTCGACCGGTGATACCAGCGACTTTGATGATCGCTCCGCTTGCGATGCTTCCGGGCATCGTAGGCAGGACGATCTCTTTGGCGGTCCATCCAATGTGGGTTCGCTCCCCTTTGTAGAGCTGGCCATTGCAGCGATTGGCGATTCCATCTAGGGATTGGATCGGAAACACCACCTCGGGGTAATCGGCAAGAAGCAGCTCGTTTCCATCGAGTTCCATCTTGATCGACTCGAGCATATCGCAGGCATGACCCTCGTCGCTACCGATGAGGCATACGAACTCACGATGCCCGTTGAGAACCGCCCAAATGCAAGCACATTCACAGATGGTGGTCTTGCCACTCCCCCGAGGCATTGCCATCGAGAAGAGTCCCCCTCGCAGAACCGCTTGCTCGATCCGGTTTATGACCTTCAGGTGATCATCCGACCAAGCCAGATGAAACGTCAATGGAAAATAGCTCTCGCAGAAGTATCGAAAATTCGTTGCTGCCTTGGCTTTTCGCTCAGGGGCGGCGATCTCGGGCAGCTCGCCGATGTCACGACCCGCCGTTGCGATAGCCACATTGCGCGCCCGTGCTCGTTCTTTGAGCTTCTCGTATGGATCGCCAGAGGTCTCGGGCTCTGGCGCATGCCGAGTCTCGACTAGCCATGCCCCGTAGCGAAGAAGGTCAACGTACCTTGCATCGCCGATGCGCATGCCAGCGCGAGTTCGGTGTCGATACAGTTGCCTCTCGCTAATGACCTCACCCAGGGGTGTGGAGTTTAGCATTCTGCAAAGTTCGCTAGGTCGAAGTTTTCTTGGATCACTCACCACGGCCCATCTCCTTTACCATCCATGCGATGTAGTGGACCAAGTTGATTGATCCATCTTGGTTTGTTGGAGCACCGCTTTCGATGTCCAGCACGATGTTTTCCTCGGGGATCCGGATCTTGGCCGCTGCCGAGAGGAGTTTGGCCGCTTGCTCGGGGGTTAGTCGGTTCGGATCGATCGGTTTTTTTTCATCACTCATGCCAGGCTCCCTTCGTAGAGGATTGGCACCGTGGCCCACACGGGGCCCACCGGCGTGTTTTCTTTTGACGTTCGGCCCCTTGGGCAAGGTGATTTCGCATGCGTGTTATTGCAAGCCGTGGCGTTGGTTCGCATGCCAATAAAGTTTGCCAAATAACATGCTTTTCTTCCATAGATAGCTGGATTGAATCCGAACCGCATGGCTCAATGTCAACACGCAAACGCAATGGCGATTGCAAACGACAGACCAACCCAAACCAAACGGAAAGACGCAGATGAACGCTAACGAGATCGCCTTCGGAATTGAATTCGAGACCACCCTCCCAAACAGCGACACCACACCGATCGGACCATACCACCACGGATACCAAGTACCTTGGCTCCCCACCGGATGGAGAGCAGAACGCGACGCGAGCATCAAACCAGAAACCCCCAACCGCAAGGGATGCGAATTCGTAAGCCCCAAGCTCAAGGGATACGAAGGCCTCAAACAGATCGAAGACGCGATCGACAAGATCAACGAACACGGAGCGAGGGTCAATGCAACCTGCGGTTTGCACATAACGATCGAATGGAATGGGGATGCAGCCGCCTTGGCCAGATTGATTTCCTTGGTCGGCAACCACGAAAAAGCGATTTTCGCAAGCACCGGAACACGCCGGCGAGAACAAACGGTCTACACCAAACGGATCAAACAATACGGGGACAAAGACGCCGCTAAGAACCGATGCGAAGCGGATCGCTACCACCTTTTGAACCTCACCCACCTGGCAGCCGGTAAGAACCGGATCGAATTTCGGGCTTTCGCCGGAACGCTCAACAAGACCAAGGTGGTCGGATACCTGATGATGGTCCTGGGGTTGGCAGAGCTCGCGATGAATACCAAACGATGCGCCGATTGGGACTACGCCAAGAAAGACGGAACCAAGAGCTGCTGGGATCGACCCGGGGCTGGCCTGGGCGAGACAGAACTCAACCGCCTTTTCTACCGGCTCGGATGGACCAAGGGTTGGTACAAGGGAGAGCTTCGAAGCAAGATCTTCGGCGAGATCACCGGCGAGACCACCCGCGAATGGAAAACGATCAAGAACAAGCTTTTGGAGATGGCCAAGAAATACGACCAAGCGGCCTAAGGGCCTAGCGGGCAAGACCCTTGGGACAACCCCCAAGGGTCGCTGGCCGGTCGCAACACGGCGCGATTGGTGCGTTGTGTTTGCAAACCAGCTCTCTGGCATGACTGGGTTATTTGATTTTCTTACCGGAACCGTATTGATGTCTTTGTGCTGGATGTACTGATGTCTAGCGACCTTTTGTTTTGAACCTATTTCAAAATCTATGGAGAACAGACCATGACGATCGACGAATTGATTGCGCGCCTCGAAGACTACCGCGATGAGATCGGTGGCGATGCCCAGGTCCGGTTGATGACCCAGCAGAACTGGCCCTTTGAGAACTCTATCTACGGATTGGCATCCGGGGCCGAGATCAACGACTACCAGGACGATGAGGACGGGGATGACGACGATGACAGCGACGATGCGGCCGAGGATTCGGTGCTCTTTATCGTCGAAGGCCAGCAGCTGGGATACGGAACCAAGCGGGCCTGGGACGTAGCTCGCGGCAATTAATTTTAGGCGATTCAAATGATTTTTCAAAAGCTGGAAGATTACTGCCGGAATCTCGCATAACCGAGTTGCAATTGTTTTGCGACCATTGCAATGTTTGTCATACGCCAAACGAAGCACCACCCTTTCCAAGACGGAGAAACAAAAATGGCCAACGAAAAGATTGACGTAACGGACCTCGACCTGGTGATCACCAAGATCGAAAAGCGAACTTCCAGCGGGGGAGCTTGGGTACGAGGCAAGATCAACAACGCGGTTCGGTTCGAAGCCCTGGTCTTCGCCGAACACGCAGAGAGCGAAGACTACGAACTCGGACGCACCAAGATTTCGAAGCTCTGGATTCAAGACATCCAAACCAAGAAGACCCTTTTCAACTTCGACCGCGGGTTGGATGTACCTGCCACGACCACCGAGATTCAGGTGGTGGTCGACTTCCTCGGATGCGGGTTGGCCGACCTGGTCTGGGGATCCTAAGCCGAAATCCCGACGCGATCGGGATCGTCGCTCGGTAGTGCGAGCGGCCTGACGATGGCAGCTAACCACGGTTCCAATACGGGAGAGAGACGAATGAAGAAGGCAGAGGTCAAGATCGGTGGCAAGTACTACGCGAACGTCACCGGCAAGAAGGTCGAGGTTCAGATCGATAGCGAGAAACCCAGCGGTGGTTGGTTCGCCACCAATCTCGCGACAGGCAAGAAGATCGTGATCCAAACCGCGCAGCGATTGCACGGCGAGGTCGGCAAAAGCAAATCGACCGCGAAAACACAAAGCGAATCGCCGGTCGAACAACCCGCCGATGCAAACCCGGATGTGGTTCCAATCAAACCCAAGCGGGTCGCGAAGAAGACCGAGGGCCAAGAACCCAAACGTTTGAGTGCTTTGGCTGCCGCCCACAAAGTTTTGTGCGAAGCGACCGAGCCTTTGAACGTCCAGCAGATGATCGAGGCGATGACCAGCAAGGGATACTGGACCAGCCCCGGTGGCAAGACACCCCACGCAACGCTCTACAGCGCGATCCTTCGCGAGCTGGCCAAGGGGGAGACTTCGCGATTCGTAAAGACCGATCGGGGACGATTCGTAGCCGCTAACGCCAACGCCGAGGTGGCCCAGTGAGCGACGATCCGAACTACCGAGTCGCAGACGCGATGCGAAGGGTCGCGCTGCGACTCGATGAGGCTTTTGAATCGGGGAAGGTGGCTTGCATCTACGCCAACCAACTTGCCGAGATCCTGCTCTCGATCGCCGAAGAGCTAGATCCACCGTTACCCAATCGCGACCAGACCACCACAACCACGGAGCGCTAGCATGCACATCGGACAGATTCATTTGGTAAGCGACCTTACCGACGGCCAGAGGGTTTACCCCGATGCCGACCATTCGTACCAGATCCAATCCGAAGACGATCCCTCGCTCGATACCACGGTCGA